GAGCAACACACTTTGTAAGGTATTCGCAGGGCAGATAGCAGACAAAATCGTAATGTTGGAAGATGCGACATGGGATTGGAACTATCATTTGGAAAGACGCGATGTAGCTTTAAATGATCGAGATACTGAATATGCAGAGTGGCACATAAGCGAAGCCAATAAAGCTCACGAACGGATGTCAGAAATGAGAGATGATCTTGCATCAATCGGTATCGATCTAAGAGCCGCGCAACATAGATTGTTCGAGCAACGAAGTGCAGACCGTAAAGATAGAAACAAAGCCGCGTAAGCGGCTCCACAACGCAACGGAGAAACAACACATGACATACGACGAAGCAATGGAAGGCCACCCAGTCTCACTGAAGCAAGCCAAGGCGGAGGTGTTAGCGCATGGCATAGACTGGGCTGACTTTGTTGACGAGGTAGGTGATAAAAAGGTTTACTACTCGAACGAAATTCTTGAATGGTTAGGATACTGAGGAGAGATGACGATGAACAAATGTCACTTAGATTATAAAACAGCGGATCAACTAGGCTATGACTTCTTTAGGGTCAACAATGATTACAACGGAAACCCACGTTACGTGATTCATTTCCTAGCCTTTGACAGTGATTACGATACGGCAAAGCGTTTGGCTAACTCTATCGGCTTCAGTGTCTACAGGGGTAAAAACTTCGGTGGTGGTTTTGTCAGTCAGAGCTACAACCTAGAGAATACAGCGGAACAGATAATTGACTTAATTAAGGAGCAGAAATAATGAACCCAACAATTGTTGACATTGTAGTTTTATTTAGTTTCGTACCTGTTTGGTACATCATCTTCAGCGTGTACGAACGATGGACAGACCCACGAGCGAGACGGAGACGACAACGCAAAGCACGATACAACAAACGTATGAAAGAGCTGAACAAACAGTGGAGGGCTTAGAATGAGGATCACAACAGCACATAGGTACTATGGTGGACCGGAAGGCGTAGGTAACAACGGTATTGTTATCGACACGGACAGGTTTTTAATTGATGTCTACTTGACAAACAGATTCAAGCTATCAACGGCGTACATACCAGCAGATGAGTTTTGTGGTGCGGGTTACATCGCGTGGCTTGGGTGGTTGCATATTGAGATAACGACACGTGAGGTATTAAAAGCGTGACAGGCACTGGCAAAAAAGAGTGGAGCAAAGTTGATTATTTCATGTCGCAGCGTGAGATAGCGAAGGTGTTAGGCATAACCGAAACAGATGTTAAACGAATCGAGAGCCGGGCTATTGCAAAGCTCAGACGGTCCGGTAAACTCGAAAGATTCTTAGGAGCAAAGGAGTGAACATGAAACAACCAGACAACGATCATACAAAGATGTTCGGCAACGACGGACCCATCAGTAACGACGCTGAGATAATCGTGTACTACGAGCAGCACGGCCCAGCAGAGCCAGTGTTACGCATACCGTTCTGGTACTACAAAGAAGAGCTAGGAATGTTTGAACACTTTGAAGCGTCAGTACACCGAACAGCGAAGGCACTCAAGGAATCATATACGTACTGGCCTGAGGGTTACGTACACGTGCAGACAATTATCAACGACGAATATGTCAACATGATTTAGGAGGAGATATGCACATGATTGGTATTCATACAATATATATCATAGAGTTATACGACGACGTGTGGTCGCAGGTGTGGTCAATAGACTGTATTGAGCAGGCGAAGCACTACGTCTACACTAAACGTGGCAATGGTAAACAATATCGAATTGTCAAGCATACAACGGAGGTTTTATAATGTCAGAACGTAATCTAATGGGACTAGAACTGTACAGTATTTGGGACATGGATAAAAATCCTAGGTCTAAACCAGCCGATTGGTTTAGGTACAGGAAAGGTATCAAACACCACAATCCTAACCGCGACTTGTTAGAAGAAATACTGCTGCCTGTTTTTGAAGCGTATGCACGAAGGTACGCATGGCGTATAGAGGAAGGAGACGATCCAGAAGACGCGTTGGGTTATGCGATAGCCAACGGGAGAGGCTTAGCTAACGTAACAGCAGGTAGGTTGTCTGTTAATTTAGCTAATGATATTCTTGACTACTTCGTTAACAACGGACATATTGAGGTACTTGAGACTAAACTTAAAGACGCAATCGAAACAGTACAAAACAGTAACGTATACAAGGAGATGCCTTATGAACGATAAAGAGAGCTGGGAAGTATGGCACGACGACTACCAAGATTACTGGGAAGCAAAGGGAAATTACGCGGAGGAGTTTGAACAAGATGACATCGAAGAATATAAACGCTTGCGTGATGAAGAAAAGTAATGTTAGACTCTATGCAGAAAGCATAAAAGACAAACATTTTAATATTAACTTATAAGGTATTTATCCTATGAGTATCTCTAAAGAGAGAAAGATTTCAGAGATTGTTGAACGGCAGCTAGACTTGTTAACCATTACGGAGGCGTTGAACATTGCAGGTGGTTTCTTTTCTGAGTTGTTAGAAGCAATGGACGACGGTGAGATTGACGAACTGTACACTGACATGGGAGCTGGCAGACATGGCATTCACTGAGACACACCAGCCTTGCCCTGACTGTAACAGCAGTGACGGGTTAGCGTACAACGACGACGGCTCAAGTAAGTGTTTTGTCTGTGACGCATACACACCTGCCGACAAGGTAGATAACATCAGAGAGCTAGGTTCTATCAGCGATAAGCCTAAGCCGTCATTCACTCAGACAGAACACCGTTTAATCACAGCGGAGTACCGTACTATCACCGACCGTTTAATTACAGGAACGACGGCGAAGAAGTACGCAGCTCTGAAGCAGGGTGATGTTACAACATTCGGTTACTATGACCCGTCAGATCCTACTAAACCAGTGGCGGCGAAGGTTCGTAACCCAGACAAGCGATTCAGTATCGTTGGTGATTGGAAGCGAGCAGGGTTGTATGGACAGCACTTGTTCTCTGAGGGTGGCAAGTATGTGACTCTTGTTGAGGGTGAGTATGACGCCTTGGCTGCACACCAGATGACAGGATCAAAGTTTCCAGTAGTGTCCGTTCGCAACGGTGCGACTTCGGCGGCAAAGGACTGTCGCCTTTTTTATGATTGGCTGAACAGCTTCGAGAACATTGTTATATGCTTCGATGCTGACGAGCCGGGACAGAAGGCAGCAAAGGAATGTGCTGATCTGTTCGGTAACAAAGCAAGGATTGTTAAGCACGTCAACGGCTACAAGGATGCGTGTGATTACCTTGTTAACAATCAATCGGAGGCGTACACCAAAGTATTCTGGTCCGCGCAACCGTACACACCGGAAGGTATCGTTGGTGCTGGTGAGTTACGTGATCTGATTAAGAAGCCACTTACCAAGGCGAAGGTACAGTACCCATTCGAGGGGCTGAACAAACACCTGTATGGTATACGCACAGCAGAGCTGGTTACTATTTGTGCAGGCTCAGGACTGGGTAAGTCTACTCTCCTGCGTGAGGTAGTCAGTTCCATAATGGCACAGTCTGAGGACAACCTTGGCTTGATGTTTCTTGAGGAGACACCTGAGCGTACCATGCGTGGACTAGTAGGTCTTGAACTGAACAAACCGATACATCTACCCGACTGTGAGTATGACGACCAAGACATTGACCTAGTGTACGATACGATGGACTATGAAAACCGTGTCTATCTGTGGGAACACTTCGGCAGTAACGAGATAGAAAATGTACTGGGCCGTATGAGATACTTCGTCAAGGTACTAGGCGTACGTTATATCGTACTCGATCACGTCTCTATCCTTGTCTCTGACCAGAGCAACGGTGATGAGCGACGTGCTTTAGATATGATTATGACTAAGCTGCGGACGTTCGTGCAGGAGATGGGTATTTGTATGTTCCTTGTAAGCCACCTACGACGCCCTGAAGGGAAGCAATTGGAGGACGGTGCTGTCACTAGCCTTGGTATGTTACGTGGCTCTGCGTCGATTGCACAGCTCTCTGATGCCGTCATCGGTGCTGAACGTAACAGTCAGAGTGACGATCCTATTGTCAGAAACACGACCGTGCTGCGGGTGTTGAAGAACAGGTACACTGGAAAGACTGGTAAAGCCTGTGAAGTATTCTACAATGAAGCAACGGGTAGATTGACACAGCGGGAGGAGAAGCATGATGTCGCACTATGAAATTACTTTATCTGAAACCGAACAGAAAGTTGCTGAGTACATAGCAAAAAAACGGTATGAGTCTGCTAGAAAGATGGGAATACCGAACAACAGGAAAGGGCCGCAATCAGATCATGAAACAGATCTGGAAGGTGTTGCATCTGAAATGGCAGCTGCTAAGATTTTAAATGTCTGGCCTGATTTAGAGGTTGATGTGCTACCTGACCATGACTTAATTGTGGAAGGGGAAACACTGGACATAAAAGCTACTAAGTATGTCACCGGTCATTTGATTGCTGGTGTACATAAAAAAGGAAAACCCTGTGATTGGTATATGTTAATGATAGGAACCTTCCCAAGCTACAGAGTGGGTGGGCTTGCTAAACGAGAGCAGCTACTATCAGACAGCACACTTAAAAACTTTGGGTCTGGTATGTTGCACGCCATGAAGCAAGATGATTTAATATCAGTTGATGATTTCGTTAAGGAACTTAACAAGTGAGATGTATTGCGTGTGACGTAGAGCTAACAGACTACGAAGCAACAAGACGGTTTGCAGGGAGTCAAGAATTTGTAGACTTGTGCAACCGTTGCGCTGCTGTTAGTCTAGATGACAGCGATGTGGTTGATCGTGCTGATCTACGTACACTCGCAGACCTAGAGGAGATGGTATACCATGAGCAAGATTGGGAGCTGGATATTAGAACAGGAACTGTTGACGGAGACTTATCAGAAGTTTAACCACGACAGTGAACGTAACGAACTGAATGAGACTTACCATGAATACCTGTTACTTGGATATAGAAACTACTACGGATCACTCAACGATCTGGTGTGCAGTTACAAAGGTGAAGAACGATATACAGGTGCATACAACACCGGACTCATTGAGGAGTGTCTTGAATGAAGCTGACAAAATTGTTGGACATAATCTTATCGGATTTGACTGTCGCGTTCTCGATAGTGTTTGGAACATACATGTTGATAGGTCTTCTGTTGTGGACACTCTCTACCTCTCCAGACTCTACAACCCCAGTCAGGACGGAGGGCATTCACTTCGGAACTGGGGAACAATACTTGGAGGAACCGGTAAGCTAGACTTCACTGACTACGACGGTGGACTCTGCGACGAGATGATCGAGTACTGTATTGCTGACGTTGAGCTGACTGAACAGGTTCACAAGTGGTTAGAACTACAGCTACGCAATGAAAACTTCTCTCAGCAGTCTATTGATCTGGAACACAGCGTAGGCTGGGCCGTGACTGAGCAGGAACAGAACGGGTTCAAGTTAGATACGGAGTATGCTGATAAGTTGATGATGGATCTTATGTTTGAGATGAACAACATCGAAGCAGAGCTGCAAAGTATCTTCCCGCCTATCGTTGAGGAGCGTATCTCTGAGAAGACAGGCAAGCGTTTGAAAGATAAAGTAACAATATTCAATCCCGGATCACGTAAGCAGATAGCTGAACGTCTGCAAGGTCTTGGTGTTACGTTTAAAAAGAAGACAGAGAAGG